GTGGATTTATACAGGTATTGCTGGTAGTTTATTTGGCGCCGCATTCTTGTTTTGGTTTAAAGATACAAAAATGGCTATCTGGGCAGTTGGCAAGTTTGACACCTTTCTGGAGTACCTAGCCGTTCGTTGGGGTTGGACTTGGTTACAAAATGATCCAGATGCTTGGAGAAAAAAATATCCACATGTAACTAAAAAGATTGACGAACTAGAACAGCGTATAAAGAAGTTAGAGCGTTGACTCTAAGGGAAAGATGGCAACGGTTCAAAAATTGGTGGACAATAGATCATGTTGTTGATCTTTGTGTTGATGCCATATTGCTATTATGGGAAGTAATTAGTAGTCCAGTCTTAATAGCAGTTAGAATAATCCGACATTTTATAGGCGATTGGTTTACCAATGGTATAAAGCGTTTACTAAAAGCAATAGCACACTGGTTTGCTCGCAAGCGAGAATATCGCAAAGCACACGGGCATGGTATATTTAGAACATACTGGTGGCTAATACTGCTAAGTCCTTTTATCTTGTTAATACTACTAATACTAATTGCTTTCATAACAGGTTTCGCAGAAGGTCTTCCAGAAATGCTGGAACTACTCATACGAGGATGTCAACCAGGTGACGAATACTGGTGTAATATAAGTTAAAGATGAACTCAATAACTCTGGTGTGTACTCGCAGTGCTATAAACGCTAGTGCACTAACATACATGATTAATCAAAGTCCTGATTACTACAATGTCAGCCATAACAACCTATGGCTAAATGAAATCAGTGACAGATTTGGAACTGCTCATACGCTAAATGATTGGTGGAATATTCCTTTATCATTAACAGCATATAACAAAGACATAAGAAATGCTAACGTTCTTACCTTACAACAATTAGAACATTTATCGGACAACATACAGGACCTTAACCTTGGTAAGGACATAGCATTGTTTACCCATGCTACTAATCACAGTATGATATCTGAATGGACACAGGTAAATAATTTACCTGTCCGTGTAGTTACTACTAACATGGGCACAGATAGTCATTACTTTGTTACAAGTTGGTTGCGTAGAGAATATAACCAGATTATGAACGATTGGCAAGATCAGGAAAGTGCCTGGCGACAGTTAGTTAATAATCGTACAGTACAGGACAGTCAGTGGGCTAGCAAACAAACATTAAATATGTATGATTGGTTGATAGATCCACAAGTTATGTACAACAAATTAAATATAAAATCCAATAACAGTATTGATATCTGGCTTAACGAATATCTAGACAAGAATGGTATTTCAATACACTTTGATCCTGACCAATGCTGGAAGGAACTAGGAGACATAACTAAACTACAAACTATGTTGTGGTTAGTCAACAATTTAATGAAAGAAAAGATTGACATAAATACTGCTCAGTTGTATGCTTATGAACTGTACAACAATCATGTACAGAACAAACAAGCACATTACACTGAACTAGATACAATGTCCAGGCAAAATCTAGGCTTGACAACTCATTGATTTCATTGTATATTATATACACTAATAACTTAGGAGAAACAAATGACAACATTCTCACCAGAAGACGTCAATAAACTTAAAACACTTGTTACTGAAGGTATTCATGTAACACAAGAAGTAGAAACACTTAGAGAAGGCTTGCGTGACACAGTAAAGGCTATCGCTGAAGAAATGGGTATTAAACCCGCAGTACTAAACAAGGCAATTCGCATTGCTTACAAACAGGAAATGGGTAAAGCTCGTGAAGAGTTTGACGAACTAGAAACTATTCTAGAGAGTGTTGGACGTGGCAGTTGAACAAGGCCGTAGAGTTTTGGGTAAGTAGTTATCGCAGTGATAAAACTGCCTTTTACCTTGAACTAGTTAGTTTCGTATTCACGGTGGGTGCTAGTTTAACACTAGCACTCAACGCCGACGCACCAGATATGCGTGTTGTATATCCGGGATTTTTTATTGGATCGATTACCGCCGTACTGGCTTATAAACGTAGACGTCTGGTATGGCCGTTCTTGTTGACAATGTACTTTGGTTTTGTCAATGTATTGGGATTTGGAAAGGCAATGGGTTGGTGGTAGACTTTAACAAATATGGATGCCTAACTCCCTGGCATGAAATGTACATACAGCCTACAGGAAAAATTAAATCATGCTGTGCAGCTTTTACTGACACAGAGTTTACTTCTGAAAAAAGCATGGCAGAAAATTTTAACCATGAGCATTATCGCTCAATGCGTCGTGACATGATAGCAGGGTTGCCTCCAAAAGGTTGTGCTGGTTGTTACGAAAAAGAAGAACAGTTTGGATATAGTCTAAGACTTTACCGAAATAGTAATAGATATCTAGATAAACTAGGAACAATAGATAAAGATGACCAACTATTATTTGATCTAGATGCTTATAAACAAACTTTTACAGAGATTCAAGACCCAAAACAATTAAAAGTACTTAAAATAGATTTTAGCAACGGATGTAATCTTAGATGTCCTATGTGTAGTCCTAGAAAAAGCACAAGTTGGTTCAAGGACAAACTGGCTATGGATGCTGAAGGATTGTTGGATAATATAACATTACCGGGCAGACCTGGTTTCACTTATACGCCATTTAGTCAAATAAAAGCACCATTAACCACAGAATTGATGGAAGAATACAGTAGAACGATACCCACAGAATGGATAGATGAAAATTTGGAGATACTACTTAATCTTTCCTCTATAGAAGTAAGTGGCGGCGAGCCATTTTTCCATCCACAATTTTTATATTTACTAGATAAACTAATCGAAGCAGAATGGAAGGGTACTCTTAGAATTATTACTAATCTTACTCTCATAACATCAAAACATATAACTAAACTAACTCACTTTAAACAAGTAAACATTATTGCTAGTATTGATGCGTGTGGTAAACTACACGAGTACATTAGACCAAGTGTTCCTGTTGGTAAGTACAACTGGAAAGATATAGAAAACACCATAATTAGTCTTAATACCATGAATAATCTTAGTTTAAATTTAAATTTTGTCAGTCAAGCACTTAACTTTTATAATACAGAAGAATGGTTTGCGTTTCTAGAGCGAATAGGTATTAGAAAAGGAAATGGGTTTAACGTATTATCAAAACCCCAATGGTTAAGAACTAATGTTTTTCCAGACCAAGACGAGAAAAAGAAACTTGCGCTAAAACTAACAGACAGATATAATGGTACGCCATATGAAGATGCGGTAAAAATATTCAGCAATCAATTTAACCAACCTCACAACCCAGATGATTGGAGAGCATTTTGTATCTACATGAATTTCCTTGACAGACAACGGAAAACCAGTATAATGGATTATATTCCTGAATTCGAAAGGCACTGGATCTATGAATAAACCCTATCAATGGCTGGCTTGGATAGCAACAGTGGTACTTGTTAGTGCTGCTAGTCTAGCCAGTTTTGTACCAGAATGGCATTGGCATCACTGGGCATTTATCCTGGGTAACGCTCTTTGGATAGCAGTTGGTTATCTGTGGAAAGAGAACAGCCTACTCTGGTTAAATATTTTACTTACAGTTATATATGTGGCAGGACTAATATATTGAGTTATGTAGACGGTTTCCTCGACAAGGAAAGAGACATTATACACATTGTTGAGCGTATTAATGGTGTTCGCGAGTATCGCGAATATCCTGCTCGCTATACATTTTATTATCCAGATCCACGAGGCAAATACACTAGTATATTTGGTGATAAACTAGAGCGTGTAGTTTGTAACAGTGGCAAAAAGTTTAACACAGAAAAGAAAATTCACGGACACAAAAAGTTGTTTGAAAGTGATGTGAATCCTGTATTCCGTTGTTTTGCTGACAACTACATGGATAAAGACGCACCAGAACTAAACATTGCGTTTTTTGATATTGAGGTTGATTTTAACAAGGATTTAGGGTTTGCTGATCCAGATGATCCGTTTAATCCTATCACAGCAGTCGCAGTACACTTAAACTGGTTACAGCGAACAATCTGTTTAGCCGTGGCTCCAAAAACACTCTCAAAAGAACAAGCAGAAGAAATTTGTGCTAAGTTTCCTGATACTTTGCTTATGGAAAGTGAAGTTGACTTGCTCAACACATTCCTAGAGATTATTGATGACGCAGATGTACTCAGTGGCTGGAACAGTGAGGGTTTTGATATTCCCTACATGGTTAATCGTGTAGAGCGTGTACTTAGCCGCAGTCATACTCGTAAGTTTTGCTTGTGGCAGAGATTTCCTAAAAAGAAAACTATTACAAAATATGGCAAGGAAAGCGAGACGTATGAACTATTTGGGCGTGTACACCTAGATTATCTGGAACTGTATCGCAAGTATACATATCATGAAATGCACAGTTACGCTCTGGATGCTATTGGTGAATACGAATTGGGCGATCGCAAATTGGCGTACGAGGGTACACTGGATCAACTATACAACAATGACTTTGAAACGTTTATTGCCTATAACAGACAGGACGTTGAGTTACTTGTGCGATTGGATAAGAAACTACAGTTTATTGATTTGGCAAACGTACTGGCACACTCCAACACAGTATTACTACAAACAACAATGGGTGCGGTAGCACAAACAGACATGGCTATTATCAATGAAGCACATAGCCGTGGACTAATTGTTCCTGATAAAAAACGAGACAGTGAAAGGCCTATACAAGCCGCTGGTGCTTATGTTGCTACACCTAAAAAAGGAATGCATCAGTGGATTGGTAGTATTGACTTGAACAGTCTGTATCCTAGTATCTTGCGTAGTTGTAACATGAGTACTGAAACTATTATTGGGCAGATACGTCATACTATTACTCGTCCAATGATTGAAAGTTTCAACTATGAGATTGCCAAAGCATGGGAAGGAAAGTTTGCCTGTAGCGAATACGATCTTGTAATGGAAAAAGATA